GGATAGGCTGAGTGCCAGTAGTATCCATTTTTGCTTGGCCCCAGATAAGAGCGGCTTCCATATCTACACTGTGGAAGAAGGCGGCGTCCCGTTTGCTCTCAGCAATATTTGTATAGCCAGCCAGCTCAGTCAAGGAAGCACGAGCAGTATCAGTAACAGCCCAAGCATTGCGGAAGATTTGCGTATAGTTGGTAACATACACAGTTTTGATCATCTTCGCTGCCGGACGAGTCGAGCCTTCTGCATCTGCGGTACCAATACAAATAATCTTATCATTGGAACCCGTGGAAGCCGCAGCTGCAATACGACCAAAGCCTTTTGTAACAGCGACAACAGTACCACTAGTAACACTAGTAACACGAATGTTCTCACCAGTGGAGGGATTGTGCAGAACAGAACCAGCACGCAGACCAGCCGTCGTAGTAAGAGTAATAGAAGTTGCACCGGAAAGATACGATGCACCAAGAGTCGTTGAAAAGAATTCGGCCGTCTTAGTGAAATAACCATGCGTAGAAGCTACTGCACGGCTTTTACCAGCCTGACCAACAAGACCACCAATAGGTGCCGGACCATTTGGAAAAAGACGACTAAGCTGACCAGCAAAGGAACGCTTATTCAGTTCAGTCGGGTTACCACTATTAGTGTTAAAAACGCCTTCAACAAGTGCCATTTGGATATTCTCCTAAAAATTATTTACATACCAAGAAATTCTTTGAGATCCAACGGTTTCGTTGTTTTCTGCTGTGCAGGCTTTTCCGCCATAACCGAATGGATTTCAGCAAAATAACGCTTAGCCTCTTTTGCGATTTGTTGAGGCGTAGCATCGGGATTTTCTTTTGCAATATCAGCTGCAATCCTAGAGAGTTCCCTCTGAATAACCGGATGGTTAGCATTAGGAATATCAGCAATTGCTTGGCTGACAAGAGTTTGTTTTACACCTTTTCCAAGAGTCTTGCTATAAACAGCATCACGATTCTTCAGATGAGTGTTAGTAAGTGCTACAGAGTGTTGCAGACCAGCACGATATGCTTTTTGGCTGCTCTTTTGAATGAGAGCAATCATGGCTTCAGCGTCGCCCTCCTTTGCCCTTGCAAGCAGTTCGGGATCAAGGAAGTTAAGCTTTCCTGCAACTTCATCAACAACAGATTCATCAAGAGCAAAATTCGGAATCTCATCTTCATTGCTTGCTTCGGATGCTTTCTTGAAAATTTCATCATATGCATCCAAGGGGTTCTTTTGTTCTTGGTCTGTTTGTTGTTGTTGTTGTGGTGCAGGTGGTTCCACCGGAACGGGTTTTTTGAAAAAGTCAAACATCTTTGTTTATTCCTAAAAGCATGTTGAGAATTGAGAGTTTCCCTGAAACAAAGAGGTGTTTCCTCTGCAAAGCATCAGGTGGCTCAGTTAGTGTTGCAGATGTTAGCAGGTCGGAGCTATGTTCTGCAGCAATGATTTTAAGGTATTTCTTAACTGTGAGGTTTGAAAATACCTCTAAAATCAAATCTTCTTCCTCATCTGTGAGGGTTGGAATATCGAATAGCATCATTGCATTCCAAGTTCAGCGGTTCGGTTATCAAGAGCCTGCTGTCTTAGTTCTTGATCTCTTTGCCGCAACATATCCATATTTCCATTTTCTCCTATGGCCATGGGTTGCTCCGCAACAGGCATATATTCTTCAAGACCTTTAACACCCATAAGTTGTGCAAGATGAGCAACAATTCCCGGAAGCATTTGACCCATTGTTTGTTGAAGAATTGGACTCTGGGAAATCATCATCATAATCTGAACAATTGCATCTGTAGAAGCAAGTTTGCTTTTCGGTGTATAACCATCTGCAACCTGGAAAGCGAAAACACCCTGCCTCATTGCAACCAAGTCAATATCAAGAACCTGCCCTGTTTGCTGTCTGACTGTTTGTTTCTGTCCAAAACCTGTGTTTTGAAGGATATTGAACTTCAAGAACTCTTTCAAAGGTGTCATGAATTGATATTCAAGAGCAAGAGCTGGGAGACGAAGCCGACTATCACTATTTCCCATCGTATCGTTCCATTCTTGAACACTCTTATTACCCCTTTGAAACTGTCCTTGCATTGGACCGTTCAAACCAGAAAGCTTATCTCCGAAAGATGTGATCGTTACGGCGTCTTGCAATGCAGTTTCTGTTCCACGAGCATCAAATGGAATTGCTTGGTAAAATGCGCTTAAGGGTTTCTCATTCAACATGTTCGAACGAACTGGAATCTTAGCTGTTGGAACTGGACTGTTGACGTCTTTTGGATTGATAACAGTTGGATCATACAGAGCACGATCTGAAACAGCTCGACGGGCGGCATTAAATCGGATTGCAAACAATGTTTGCGCAGACTCTTGAATCGGAATCATGCTCTCTGCAAGACCTTGTGTCTGATACCACAAACCATCCTCAAAAGGCTGTCCAAAAAGAATTGGTAGATAGTCATACGCAGTCAAAACACGCTTGACATGAATGATATGCTCTCCGTTTGCCACTAAAATCTTAAAGATCTGTGGTGTATTTCTTGCAGGTCCATCCATTCCAATGTCAGAAGGGCACAGACGAGCATATAACTTTATAACCTCATAATTCCCAAGAATAGGAATACCACCTTTTTGAATCTCAGACTGCATTCCCAAGAAACTTGCAAGAGATGTGGGAGTTTTCGGCGCAATTGTCTTTGAAACAGTTGGATGCATCCTGAAATTCGCCGCCGCATCCCCAGTGATAAAAGATTTTAAAGCAAGATCAGCATTGAGAACCTCTTGTGCATCAGAAAGGCCATTCAAAAGACGTTTGAAACGAGGTTTTGAAAGAATCTCAATGGTTCCAGCATAATCTCCGATTCTTGAAATATCTCCCGGCATCACATTTGGATCCCAGAATGTGTTATACATATCTGTAGACTCAAGTCTTGTAAAAGATAACTGTTGTTTATTTACTTTCGTAACCTCTGGGGCAAGATATTCATCCGCTGCAATGTATTGATTCAAGCTTTCAGGGAAACATTCCACTGCAGCCAGGTTGTATTTCATTGCCTTACGAAAAAATAGTAGGAGCTGCCTAGCATAACCACCCATAGTAGCATGATCGTCAATAAGACTCTCCAAGGCCCCAGCAGCTTCTCTATTAGAAGGGTTAGACACGATAGGGAAAAGGGGGGAGCCGGACAAGAATATCTCTGACAAATATCCAACCATACTCTCCACTTGGGATACCACAATAGGCGGAACAGTAGGAGAAGTATTAAAAACCCCAGCAGGTGTAGTAGCAGCATCAATCCCTTCTCCATGTACAACTCCTGTTTTCGGATCGATATTCCGCATATATCTTGCATATGCAATATCTACCAACTCCATCTTATAATACAACTCCTCTTGTTGCCTTCTCACATTTAGGACATGTTGAACATAGTCTTTCAAAATGTTTTGAGTTTTCTCAGAAATTTTCATCTTCTTCTATCCTAAAATGGAGCATTGTTTCCTATAACTGAACACTCAGCTTCTAAGAGACGTGATGTTGTTAGTACTACATGATCCCAATATTCATTTCTAATATCTTCAGCATATGAACATGCATCAAGGAGATCATCTTTGTTATTTATTCTACCCATCTTGTATTGAGATGCCTGCCATGTGAAAAGCCTTCTTGTCTCAGGATCATGAATTGCTGCATGGCCTTTGTAGAGAGACTGAATATACAAGCGAATGCGCTCTTCTTTTCGGCGTCCATGTGGTTTCAGAGGAACAACAAAAATATCGCGAATCTCATAGAGGCGAATATAATGACTCATCCAGAATTGAAGTGTTTGTTGATATGCAACATCTTCAATGCCTATCACAGAAACTCTCCATTTCAGTGCAAGCTGGAGCGTTTTTATAATCATATTCTCAGGATCTGTGACATCTGAGCAGGATTCCACAACAACTGCTGTTTGTCCTATTTTAGCATGGACAATGATCTGGTTTTGATCTGCATTGTTTCTGAAACCGGCTGGATCTATTGTTATGAATGTTCCAATAGGATTCTCAATCTCATCTTCTGCGAATGTAGAAATGGGGAGGGGGAGAGGAAGAATAGAAAGAGATCCATTAACAGGATCATTCATTACTTCAGCGAACCAAACATCTGAAAGTCCTAGAGATTCATCATGATAGAAACTTTCCATAAGCTCATCAAGGGGATGAAGCTCAGGCCAAAGGGGCTGTTTATCTGCAAGAATTGCTCCTGTAACCATCGAATACCAACCATATGTCTTCTTCAATTGATTTAGGATGCATGTTTCAGAATACATATTACCAACATATAAGATAAGACGTGTTCCTCTGGGAGAAAGAGCTTTGAAGATTGTTCCAACAAGTTCCCTTAGGAGTTTCCTGCTATCGGTTTCAGATTCACTGTTTTGCTTTGTTTGGGCATCATCACAGAAAATGACATCCGGCCGATGATGTTTCAGGTTAAGGCCACGAATTCCTGCCTGCCAGCCTCTTGCAACAAGAAGGATAGGATTGCCATGAAATTGCGCTTTCTTCATTTCGGCACTATCAATTGCAAGGCCTTGTTGCCAATCTCCATAAACCTGCTTGATGTTATCAGAACAAAGGATATCATGAATATCAGCAAGGAGAGCTTCTGCAAGAGCACTGTTGGAACACACGATCAACAAAAACTTCGCACGATCATAAACAACGAGATAACAGAGAAGAATTTTGATGAATGTTGTCTTAGCGTGACCACGAGGGAGACCCAAAGCAAAACGAAGAAGTTTATCTGGTTTAGAGAGGAGGAGATGAAAAGCTGCAACATAGAAATCCGGGAAAGGGTAAAGACAGACATCTGGAATACACAAGGCGGCGAAAAAATTGATGTCTTGTTTTCCCCTCTCATAGGCCTCTTCTAATGAAACATATACATTCTCAGCCATATCAAGGTCCTTCTGGTATTGTAATTTGCTCTATAGGATTGCTCTCGAAAACTGTTCGTTGCTGTATCTTATCGAGATAGGGTTGAATCGCTGCCCATTCTTCAGGTGATGCTTTCCTATTATTTTGACCAAGAACTTGAACGGCCTGGCCACTTGTTCTATCAATTTCGATTGTTAGAACGGGGATTCCATTTGGACGGTAGGAATAAATATCAACCTTTCCACTTCGGATTTCATCAGTATATCCAATGTGATTCCCTTGTGTTATTTCTCGCTGGGAAGCAAGCTGCAGGCCGGTGCCTGGATGATACACGGGAATGAATTGCTTTCCTGTTGGATTTGAATAAGATCCTACGCAGTTGTTTAGAACAAAAGTATCAGCACTTCTGTCACGAATATCATTGATTTTGACAATAGGACCATCATGTTGAAGCTGTGAAGTGCGTTCTTGGATTTTCTTCAATGTAGATTGGAATGTTTTCTGTTCTTCTAGGACATCTGTCTGATGGATGGAGACAAGAGAGGCGAGAGGTTTTTGTTGGATTCGTCCGGGTGTTAATTGTTTTTTCTTTATCGTGCTTTCTAGAATAGATAGAGCTGGCAGGATATCATCTTCAAATGCGCTTCTGGTATAAAAATCATAGGATGTTTTATTTCTGATTCTATCAGCCAGCAGTATAGTTTTTGCACTAGGCCTATTTCCGGCGGCTTCATACGCATGAAGATCTCGTAGAAACTTTGCTTCTTGTGCAGTTATGGGTTTTCCCGTTGGTACCCGAATGGATAAAAAATTAATAGCATCTTGGAGATTCATCTTGGAATGTGGAAGTAGAGGATCTAATGGAAATTTTTCGGTTCCATATTGTTGTAGCTGCTTACTAGATAACTTATTCCACAAAGTTTTTTTAACAGGATCTTGGATGTACTGAACCCAGTCAGTGATTCTGCCTGCTAACAACTCAGGAAGTCCCTCACTAAGAGTTGAACCAACAGGACGAAAGACACCAGCACCAAGACTTTCACCTGTTATTCTTCTCAGCTTCTCTGGATCATTCCATTTCCGTCCCGTAGGGACAGCCTGATCGATCTTTTGAAATTTCTCATTTTCAGGTTTTGTGATATAGTCTAAAGGATCATCGATTTCTGGAGGATTCTCATAAAAAGCTTGAAGGGCTCTTTTTGTATGATCAATTGTATTGAAGATAGCACGAATCATTTCCATTTTTGTTGCCCTTCTTTTCAGAAACCATGTACATATTCAGGTTCCCAACCATTGGTAGGACCGTCTCTAAAATATATATCCACTCCAGGAGTTTTTCCAGGATTCTCCTTCTTCCACTTCGCTTTGAGATCCATGATAAAAGGTTTGATCTTCTCCAATTGTTCTTTCGTAGGATCTGCGTTGTTTATGCCACGAATCTCAAATGGAATGCCCTCGATCGGATGCCAATCAATTGCAAGTTCTGGAATGCCATTTGGACGATAGGAATACAATTCCGCTGCCTTTTTATCAACCCGTTCCTGATATGCTCTCCAGAATCCTTTGTTCAGCTGTTCTTGAGAATCCATTGGCTGCCCTGTGGCAGGATGATATGCTGGGAGATATTTCTTCCCGGATGGATTGGAATAAGAGCCAAGACAGATATTGAGAACCCATGTATCTGCTGCACGTTCAACAGGATCATCGATGCGGACAATGCCTTCAAATGGGATATTCTGTGTTCTTCGCAGCTGTTCTGTTCTATGGGAAATGTTCTT